GTCTCCCGCAGGCGCAACCGCCAATGATCCATCAGCCGTGAACGGCAATCCATTGGCCCAAGACGCAATTTCCCCTACCGAGTCAACTACTACCCTGCCGTCTGCGTCGTATTTGATCGGTGTCATATCCTTTTGCTCCTGGCCGGAACATCGCGCCATAGCGTTTCAAGCGGCGCTGTAACCATCCGGCCTTTCTTGGCTTGCACAGCGAACATAATCTCTTCGTCCTTAACCGGCGGTTTGGTCATTTCCATGATCAGGCAACCGTAGGAGAATCCATCCCCATCATGCGATGCCCAGTCATGTTTTGGTGTCTGCGAGAACGCCTTGTTTTCCTCGTTGTATTCGTATGACCAGGCCCGAAGCCCTTCCAGACCCTGCTCGCATTTATCGCTGAACTCCACTCGCCTGATAACTTTCCGAGCAGCATTCACGCGATCCGGGATCTTCGAATCCGGCGTCACCCTAACCTTGTCAGCACCAAATTTCTTTACGAATATTTCCACCGCCGAATGCTTCGCAGCGAATGTCTTGTTTCGGGCATCGTGAGGCAGCCAGATATAGGCCAGCTTCCTGCCTTCCAACTTCTTCGCAATCCGATCGCACCACTCTTCGGCATCAAGACCGAAACCGCCGTCATAGTCGACAATCGCGTATCCGCCTATGCGGGGCTGCCAGAACCACCACGTAGCCGTGTCTCGGCGCCCAATGTCGGCGCTGATCTCGATGCCCGGCCCATCCTCGTCATAGCCAACATGAGGGCCAATTCGCCCTTCCTTCTCGGCAACACCTACAGACCGAGCAAGAATGGCTCCCAGGTTCGCCGCATCGAAGGAGCACAGATACTCCTGCTCGAACTTCGCCTGCCCGTACTCTTCGCCGAACTCATCGATATAAGCCTGTCGCTCAGCCTGTAGTTGCTCCGGGGTGAATATCCCGGAATCTTCCGCGCTCAGGACCTGCGCAAAGGCGCTGGGGTCTTTCTGCGCCGCCAGCAGTGTCTTATGAGCGTGATTCCTGCCCCGCGGCGTGGTGATGAATATCTGCCAGCCGCCGTTTTCCAACAAAATGGGCCTTAGATATGCCCGCGCATTTGGGTTCGCTAGCGCCCATTCCGAGTACACAATGCCAGCGGGTGCTGACCCTACCAGCGAGTTGAAGTTGTCCGACCCTACGACCTGCCAACTTGACCCGTTTTTGAACGTGATCAGCATTTCTGTGTCGTTGGTCGACGCCCTCAACTCCTTCGGGAATGCCTCATCAATCCGCCTGATGCCTGTGTGAGGATTGATGGCTTTCCAGATTGCCTTTCTGGCCTGTGCAGCTTCCGGCAGCATATGCCAGTAGTTAGCCACACGCTCAAACGCTGCACACGCGGTTCTATGCAGCGCGACCTCATCCTTCCCGTGCCTCCGGGCCCAAACCAGTTCAGCATGGCGGCCGCCATTCTCCAGATAGTTCCAAGCAGCCATCTGGTATGGCCGAGGCCTCCAGTTATTCGGTATCCTGACTATTGCCAAACCGCACCACCTGGACCGTCAGATCGCCCGAATGCTCTAGCTCCTGCTTGTCACGCCAATCTACTGGCTTTCTGTTTTTGAGCCAGAAGATCGCTGCCGTAGTGTCGGGCGGGTAATACTTCCGGATCGGCGTTTGCACAATCCGCCCGTCGATAACCCTGATATCTACTTCGTTGTGCTCATACCCGTTCGCTCGCGCATACAAGCTTCGTTCCACCCGATCATCAGCCTCAGCCTTAGCTATTTTTAAGGCCTGACAAAACTCATCAAACTCAGCCTTCCACCGGTAGAGCGTGCGAACGTCAACGCCAAAGAAATCAGCGATCTCGACATCGGTCGCACCGAGCTTGCATAGCTTCTGTGCTTGCGCCGCAAACTCGGGTTTGTACTTGCTAGGACGTCCGGTTTTATTTGCGGCATTCTGAGGATTGCTCAAAATAGCCTCGCAATAAAAAGCCCGCCGATCTTTCGAAGGGCGGGCGAGATGGCCTTTCGGCCTGGAGGAGACAAACAAAAGCCCCAGGCGATTTCTCGACTGAGGCTTACGTTTCTTCAGGGCGCAAAACGCCCCGACAACCGTATTCTCTGCGATTCGCACTGTTCTGTCAATAGCCCTTTTCGCCTCAGCTTCGGCAGCAGGTCAGCTTTAGCCGTCTGGTAGGCGCGATGCTGATCCTCGATGCGCGGGTTTTTGAATACCTGCGCCCTGGAACGCTTGTTGCGCATGTGGACATTGATCGCGGCCCGCTGCAGATAGTGCAACTCGTCCACACATGCCGCGACTGCCTCGGCCTTGATTCGCTCAAGCAGGTCGTCGCGGTCGGCCCCGGTCGCGTGCGTGTCGCCCTTCTCCGGCTCGTGGTTCCTGCACGACACTGATACACGCGGCAAGCCCAAGGCAGGCATGTAGCTGCGTTCGTAGTCGTACCAGATATCCAGTAGCTCTTCGATCTGCTCGCTCTCGTCCTGGGTCATTTTGCTTAGCCTCCGTATTTCCTGCTCTTCAAGTCTTGCTACTACGTCGAATGGGTCGCCCATCATCCAGCGTTCCATCACCACACCTGAGGGGCGTAGCCACCGGGTTGCTTGGTGTTGCCGATTCCGTTCGGTGTCATCATGGGCGGCTGGGCGCGCTGGATGTCGTCCAGGCGTGGATGGGACCTCGGCGTCATCTGGCGAAACGGCGGCCTGTAGGGCGCGGCCACGGCGTTCGCGGGCTGCTCCTCCTTGATGCCCAGGTAGTCACGCAGAATCTGCGCCGGGGTCAGCCCGCCCTTCGGATGGCGGCCTATGGCCCGGCAGATATCAAGCATCACCGCGGTCGAGGGCAGCTTCTTGCCGGTGGTTGCGTGCAGCTTTTCGATGGCTGCTTTCTTGAGCTCGTAGCTGGTCATTGGCCCATCTCCAGTTGGTGTTGTGCGGTGATTGCTACCCCAAGCGCCGCCCAGGCGTGGGATGAAACGCCGTAGAGCGGGCCTGGCTGGCCCTTGGTGCCGATTTGCGGGGTCTTGCCGCCACCAGATCGGGGGAATTGGTCAAGAATTGCCTGGCGGACGTTGGCGTCTTTAGCCTTTGCGGAATTGCACAGATGCATCTTGACGTCGCGTCGGTAAACGAGCCTGACACTCTCGGGGTCATGCCAAGCTTGCTGAAAGCGGCCTATCCAGCGCACCGTTTCGAAAACCTCGCGGCCTACTGGCATTCCGTAACTGGCCACCATTTCGATTGCCACTAGCGTCGTCCAGGGGTGCGTTAGCAGTTCGTCCATTACGCACAGGTTCGACGCCACGCCGGATTTGATGACGCCGTTATTGCCGTACAGGCACCAGCCTGATTGATCCGTGCCGGGGTCGATGGCGAAGATGTTCATGCCGCCTCCGCTTTCAAAATCTCAATCACCTGCTTGGCTCGGTGTTCAGGCAGGCCAGCTAAGAAATGGTCTTGCTTCTGCCGACTCAACCTCTTGTCCGGGCTGCGTAGCATCTTCATGTAACGAACCTCACAGCCTAGGCAGCCCTTCTGGTAGTACGGGGCATGAGTGCATCGGAATTGGATCTCGGCTGGGGTCATACGGCCTCCGGCTGCATGGAATACACAGGCGTATAGCCCCGGAAAGGCCGATATTGGCCGCACAGACGGTTGTATTCCATCTCGACCATGCCCACCTCACCGACATACTTCTTTCTGATCTTCTGCACATGCACTTCTATCGGCTTGTTCTTGTCCATGACGTGTCGGTAGATCGCGATGCAGTTGTCCGCCTTGTTTCTCCAGTGCGCAGAACCGGACACGTCATAAGGCGTAGGCACGGGATAGGCGCCGGTATCCTTTTCCTTGTAGAGTTTGGCCGGATGTGCCACGAGCCATACATGGACACCGTTGTCGCGGGCGAACCGGCGAATGCGGCTCAAAGCGTCGGATATGTACTGGGTTTCGGTCTGACCATTTGCATAGATGTGCTCAATCTCGTTCCATGGGTCCATGACCAGGCCCCGTATGCCATGCTGGGCCACAAGCTGGCGTGCCTGGCCTAGCAGGCTGTCCAGCGTTGGGCGCTCGGGCATCTGGAAGTGGAAATGGGTGTCCAGAAACGTGATAGCGCGATCAAGCTCGTTGGCGTTGATGCGCTCGCTTGGGCCTTGCGAGAACGGCTTGCCGATATACTTTTCCATGATCTTCTCGCCGTGATACTCAAGCGGGAAGTTTTCGGGGGAAAACACGCCGAATTTCCAGCCATGCAGGCGGGCCAGGTTGACCATCAGCGCATCCAGCCATTCGGACTTACCATGCCCCGGAATTCCAGTCACCAGCGTCCACTCGCCACCCAGCACGGTGTAGTGCTTATCCACCTCTGCCCAGCCGGTTGATGCGCCTTTGGGCTGCTCGCCGTCATACCGACGCAGAATCGCATCCATGAAGCTGCGGGCCGTATAGACGCCTTCGATCGGCAGGGGTTGCGCGGACTCGATGGCCTGCTCCAGTCCTTCGACGCCGTGT